GTATTGTGCTGCATCGTGGACGTGGGAAAACATATTCTTATCAGGTTTATCTGCAAACCTTTCCCCAGAAACCTCCATGCGCTTGTAGGCATATCCACCCTCAAAGCCTTTAATTAGCTGCTGACAGCGCCGATCTATTAACATCGCTGGCTTCCCTTCTACCATCTTGGTCAGCTGGGAGGAGACAGCCTCAAGTCGAAGGTCAACAGAGTTGGAAGGCGCTGGGAACGCCCTCAAGCCAGCTCCGCGCATGATGTGAAAGGGAGTTGACTCATCAGTTTGCGCGCGGAAATCACCCGATGGATCGCCAAATATAATGACTTCACCAGCGGCGGCGAACCTAGTCGCCAATTCTTGTCGTAAAACCTCAGAGAATCTAACGATCCCCATGTCGATAGCTACGATCTCAGACTGAACAAACCATCTTCCGCGCACCTTCTGCCCTATAACAGCGGCAGGAGTTAGCCCAAAGTCCACGCCTACATACAGAGGCACGTTGGCCGCTATAGGTATTTCTTCCTTAGCGACATGAACTTCTGCTGCAAACATTGGATACACAGGCTTTCCTTCTTGGATATGGCCCAGTCTATTCATAACATACACATCAATCCAAGACTTAGTTTTACCCTGCACCAAATTAGGATAATAGCTCTTCATCATGTTCTTCTGGTTCTCAGCTTCTTTGCTGGGAACGTAATCTTCTATCTCGCCTTCTTCCGATTTCTTTTCGACCATGCCAGGGGGCTGCGTAAAGAAATTCCAGTTATCTGGTTTGACCAGCATCTTAGCCTGCTCACGCGGTATATGATCTGGGATTGGTACTTCTCCAGACATAATCGGCCACCAGTGATCTTCTTCAGGAGCGTTGGTATCGGCAATGACGCCAGTCCAAGAAGGACCGCCATCACGCATAGAAGGATAACGACCCACACGCATAGTACAGGCATCAATAATACTCTTAGGTATTTCACGCGCCTCGTTAATCCAGATACCAGTAAGCTCCAGAGATAGGAGTTTCTTGACATCTTCGGGGCGATCCAATGCAAGGAAGATAACCTCAAGTTCAATGTCACCTTTTTTTATGTTGTGTGTATATGGGACTGACCAAGTAAACTTTCCCCAATCAGCTTCAGGAAACCAGTCTAACCAAGTCTTGATTGTCGTTGTTCTAAGCTGTGGGTTGGTGTTCCGTATGATCGCCCACCTACTTTTCCGTGTGCCATCAGGAGACTTATCTTGTTCCAGAGCGCGGCGGAATACTTCTACACAGCAAGCAACAGATTTTCCAGAACCTACGGGACCGCGTATGCCACGAAAGAAAGTGTTGTCTTTCATAAAGCCCTTGAGGACATCACCGTCAGGCTTGTATTTAAAGTCAACCATTCTTCTTTAATAGGCTTTTCTTCTTTGGGAAGCCAGCCTTCATATTCTTGTAGGCTTTGTCGCTAATTGTAGAGTTCTTCTTAGAGCGACTAATGCCTTTTTTCTTACGCGCATTCATGTTTTCATACAGGCTCATTATCGCAATCCTTTATCCACGCCGAACTTAATCATACGTTGCACGACCTCTGGGCCTATGCTTTCAATTAGCTTGTCGCACTCTTGATCTGTGACAAAAGACTTGCCGTGCTTGGCTTCAACGTAAGCAAACTCAGTCTTACGAACAATGCCACGGAGCATTTGTAGCTCCATGGGTTTTAAGGTGCTGATAAAACTCACTTCTTTTTAACCTTTGGCTTCTTCTTTGCTGGTTTTACTTCTGCATCTGCAATGAAAAGCAGACGTTTAGTACCCGGCTTTCGCGTTGCGCCTGTGTAAGTAATTCCAGCAATGACGTGAGTCGGCCCATCGTAGACCTCTTCCGTGTTAGCAATCTTCCATCCCATTATCTGTTTACTCCATATTGAGTGAAAAAGGTGCGTCTCTGTGCGCCAGAACGCTGAGCAGGTTTACTTGCATCCTTGAGAACTGGATCGCGCTCTACCTTATCACCCATCTTTAGGGAGGGTAGCTCGTAGCTCTTTTTCATTCCAGCGACATAGCTTCCGTCAGCTGCTCGGTATCCCTCGTAATAGTCTTTAGCTGTTACAGGGTTATTGCTTCCGCCCATACACATTAGAACATACTCGTTATTCTACTAATCAGAGACCTGCTTCCAGTTCTCGCATCAGTTCTTCCGTATGTCCCACGCTCTCTTGAGGACATAGCGCTTTCGTTTCTACGCGCTGCTGCGTCAGATCTTATTTTGTCGTGGTAAGCCATCGAACCAAAGGCATTGCCATCGCTGTCTCGGAGCCTGTCGCTGCTGCTAGAGCTTGCTGAACTGCTACCACCGCTCCATTTCTGTGGCCCTACTGGACCTCCACCAATACACATTACTTATTCCCCTCTTCAATCATCTTCTTCTCAAGAGCCTCAACCTTCTTGAGCAAAGTATGGTGATATTGAGTGTAAGCCTTCTGACGCTTCTTGTGCTTCTCATCGCTATCTTGGCGCTTGCTCAGGGTTTCGTCTGAAGGGCCAAAGAAATCTTCGATCTTGCGCTTTGCTCGTATCAGTAAACTGCGCTGGTTCTGCTTGCCGTCGAGCTTTTCAAGCTCATCGTTCATGCGATCAAACACAGCCTTATTGGTAATAGGTTTCTTTAGTGTGTTGTTACCCACGGGCCTTATTCCTTTTAGTAATTGCTGCTGCCTTTTTCCGTGCGTCAGCTTTGGAAGACGCGCCCCATGCTTTTAAGCTAAGAAGAAGACGGGTGGGTTCACCCTTGGCGTTCCGCTCAGGGCCGCTATTGCCAGCCATCCTTGCAAGAAAAGAAGCGCGGCGAGGATTGTCTCCGCTCTTTACAGGAGCCTTGAGATTGGAGCCAGTGGTCCTGTTGAAGTGCGCGCGACCCGCTGCATTCAAACCACCGCTAGGATTCTGATGCTTCTTCGCTACCATAACCTGTACTCTGTAATGCAGCCTTGACCTTCGTCATGTCCTGTCGAGGGGAAGGTGTCGGCTCTGGTTTCTTTTTAAATCTACTCATTGAGTGGACCTCTGGCGTCTTTCATTAGCTGCAACAAATTACGAGAGCGACCTCGGCTTGCTAAATTCATGCCGCCACCGCCACCGCCGCCCCGCCTAGAAAGAGACCTGAGCTTTCTCTTCCCCTGATTGTTTGCCAGCTTAGTTCCTTTTTCCTTTCGGCGCTCTGCGGCCTTCTTTTCTTTTTCCGCGTCATCGGACTTTTGTTTAGATATTTTCTTCCCAGCCTTTATTGCAGCGCGTCTTTTCTTTATCTCCGCTTCAATCTTAGATCGCTTAGACTCTATCTCGCGCATTTTCTTGCTGCGTTTCTTCTGCTCTTCGGTCGGACCAGAATCATCACGGGCAGCCATGTTAGCCTGATTGTCATCAAAGTTTTGCTCAGCAAGATCAAAATATTGATCGTACAGCGCGTCAGACTGCTTTAGCAAAGTTTTCAATCGGGCCATCTTAATCTCCGTGCATCCGTTAATCGGACCTTAGCTAAAGAAAAAATAATTATCAACCGCACAGAATCTACTAGCTGTCAGCAGCAGGGAGTATCCCGGCGAGCCTTGTGGGGAAATAATGAGAGTGGGAGACCTTACAGTTACAGAGTCACTTCGTTTTTCCCCCACCCCCCGTGCCATATCGTCATGACCAGAGACACTTACCCTAAGTCAATGCTAACTCTGATGTCACCGGCTACCTGTACTTGGCTTCTATCTATGGGTTTATAGCCTGCACGATCCAGTAAATCCTTGCTCGCTTCTAGCTGAACGTACTCTGACTTAGCCCCCATAGCTAACCGTCTCACCGTTCCAGCTGCCAAGGTAGCACTCAGCCCGAACTCTTCGTTCATCCTCTGCATTAGATACTGCTGCACATGCGGTAGCTTCATAGTCTTGGTAGCTGTTACTCTTCCTGATTCACCAGCACTGTATCCAGCGGCCTCTGCTGCCTTAGCTATCGTACACCCTCTTGCTACAATGGTGTCAACTAACGCTGTCTGTTTCTTAGTCAGCTGTCTTGTATTCGGAACCTTAGTCATCCGTACTTTCTATCCTTTATCCTCATGCTTGCCCCCCTCTCCCTCTCTCCCCCCAAACAAGCACTATTCTGAACTGCCTTGTCAATATGTGACGTAGCGTCACTAACGTAAATAGGTATCATAGTACCTCGTTTAGCTATTGACAGCTCCCTTTCACCTTCGCGCCGACAAGAGCCATCCCCACCTACCTTCGATTACCCCTCCACAGGAAACCCCTTCAGGATTTCCCATGCTCCGGGCTAATCGTAGGAAGGCGTGGCCCCTGTGGCTCCTGTCACCTTGTCGGCGAACTTCATCACTCACACACACACAGAGTGCGGAATTGTCTATCCTAGCGGCACAGGTCAAATTATCTGCGTCGTCAACCCCACTCGTAAACTCGGGGGTCGTTCGCTTACAAATGACCCAACGTCACGAGAACCTGACGCTAGGTAACAAGCCAGTACCGCATAGCTTTATTCCCCTTACTATCTTTGCAGAGCCAACTGATCTTTGGCACTTCTGCGGTCTGCTTATTACCTTGCATCAGAACCCCGTGACGTAGGGTCATTTGACACTCTCTTGACGATTCCCTCCCTACGGTCGGCGCGAGACAATTTAATGTGAGGTTTCTGTACAATACGCAATAGTGTGTGTTGCAAGTGATCGAAAGGATACACGATGTACGCAGTAATATTCACAGACAGAGCGGGAGAAGTTAAGTGCGAATGGGAGAGCAAAGACTATGGTTATCTGCGAGATAAGATCCGAGCGCACGATATGATTATACCATCAGATTGGGAGTACGAGATAATTAATACAGACCATGAGTATCTAGATGAATGGATAGTCATAGAGGAATACGCAAAACGAAAGAAGAAGGAATGTGAAGCTAGATAAAGAATCCCATGCCGAACCAGACTATCCGCATCAAGGTTGCCCTTGCGGCTAAAGACCTTGACGCGGACACTCTGGATCGGCTTATGGGGAGATGTCGAAAGACGAATATAAACTTAATCAAAATCGGAGAACACAATGACTAAAGAACTTACAAGCATGATCGAAGAAGATATGAACAACGCATACACAGGTCAGGCTGACATCACATTCAGCCAAGCGTTAGCAAGAATAGCGGCTGAGATGTATGACCCTTACAACAAATTCGATAACGAGACCGGGGTATATGTCGAGACCAACAGCCACCAGTGGGAGCAGTACTTCTTCTTCCAGAATGTGGCTAACCAAGTATGGGCCTCCATGTACGACACACGCACCAACAAGAAAGGATACGTCAAGGGCGTGGCGCATAAGCTAGAAAAAGCACGAGCAAATCTCAACAAGGCAGCAGCTCAACATGATGGGACTGAGATTTCAATCAACAACATGAATCAAGCTGCCGATTGGGTCGAGCGCCTACAAGATAAGCTCACAATGTTTGACGAGATGTA